TACATCTCCCATTCTAACAACTAGTGGCATATTATCCTGTAATAATCTTCTTGCTTGGTGTGCTAATTCCAGTTACAGCTTGTGTATACGCTGCTATGACATCTTCCGATGTTTCAGATACCATGGTTACATTCTTAGTATTTATGGTGATTTTTCCTGCCGGATTTGCAGTAAACATGCTGGGAATCATCTGTACACCTTGTGGGGTCATTGCAACACTAACCGCATGATCTAACACAAGTTCATCTGCACCTTGAGTTTGGATTTTACCCACAACTTCTTCTCCAGAATTCATTTTAAAACTATAAATTTCGCCTGTTTTTAAATCGAACATATTAACCTTCTAATAATTGTTGTACGCCGGTTTTACCCACAGATTGCAGACCATTAAACCCGCCCTCTAACAGCTTATCCTTAATATAAAGCTGCGGTACTGATTTATGTCCTTGGTCCAATAACCAAGTGCGTGCATCGGCGTTCTGCTCAATGTTTATTGTTTCGTATTCGAATCCAAATGCTTCCAATAATTGTTTTGCCTGGTCACAATAGGGGCAGGTTGTTTTTGTATAAATTTTAATCATAAACTGAATCCTTTGAATGTATCTTCTGTTACGTCTTGTTTGGTGCCACCAACAACATATGAACTAATTTCCGTTTCCTGTGGGGCCACCTGTACTTCACCACCTGCAATCCATTTTTGTGTCCAAGGTAGTGGGTTTGATCCACCTTTATATGGAGTATCAAGTCCTAAACTTGTCATACGTTTGTTAGCAATCCATTCCACATACTCAACGAGCAGTTGTGAATTAAGTCCAATCATTGACCCGTCTTTAAACAAATAATCTGCCCATCGTTTTTCTTGTTCGACTACATCAACAAACATTTGTGCAACTTCATCCCGGCATTCATCTGCAATTTTAGCAAAATCTGGATCATCCTTTGGAAGAATCTTAATCATTGTTTGTGTGCTTGCTAGATGCAGGTTTTCGTCTCGGCAGATTAACTTAATGATTTTAGCATTGCCTTCCATCTTTTTAAGTTCAGCAAACGCCCACGAACACGCAAACGATACATAGAAACGAACGCCTTCTAGTGCGTTTACGCTATTGATAGCAAGCCAGAGTTTCTTTTTAATGTCATATAAATCAACGTCAATAATATCATTGTTAATTCTATGTTTACCTTCACCTAACATTTGATACCAAGTTGATGCTTCAATTAAGTCGTCATAATATTGACTAATACTCTGTGCTGTTTCGTAAATTTCTTTAACATCTAATAATTCATCAAACACTTTGCTTGGATCGCTGTAAATATTACGAATAATGTGTGTGTAACTGCGGCTATGAATAGTTTCATTAAACGCCCAGGTTTCGATCCAGGTTTCAAGTTCTGGAATACTAACAATAGGCAGCAATGCTAAGTTAGGAGAACGTCCTTGTACACTATCTAGCAGAATCTGACGCTTTAGGTTAGATGTAAAGATATGTTGTTCATGCTCGTTGAGATCTTTAAAGTCTTTAGCATCACGCAATACGTCTACCTCTTCTGGTCTCCAGAAGAATCCCAATTGCTTATCAGTAAATTTATCGAATTGCTTGTACTTTACAGACTCGTATCTCTGTAAGCCAACCCCGCCGTTTTTATCTAAAAAAGCAGTTGATTTTAAATGATTTCTATTTTTAGTAGGGAATACTGTTTTACTCATTTTCTTTGCCTCAAATTTTACAACTTTCGCAAGAATCATCTTCGTCAGTTAACTTATTAACGTCAATTTCGCCCTGACCGTCGAAAGTGTTGAAATAGTACAACTGTTTTCCACCCATTTTATAAAAGAATAGAATATGTTGTAACATTTCGCTCATTGGAATCTTTTCATCTTCGTAGAACTGTGGATTATATGAAGTATTTACAGAGATGCCCTGATCAATATACTTTTGTAGTACTGCCATGATCTTTAAATAACCCAGTGGAGACTTTTGATCCCAGAGAAGCTCATACTTGTTTTTCAAATGGCGGAATTCTGGAACCACTTGCTTGAGTACACCGTCTTTGGATTGTTTGACTGACACATAACTGCGTGGTGGTTCCACACCATTTGTAGCATTTGAAATCTGTGCTGAAGTTTCAGCTGGCATCAGTGCCATTAGTGTACTGTTGCGAATTCCTGTTTCTTTAAGTTGTTTACGCAAACCTTTCCAATCTACTGCATCAACGTGTTTAACGAGTTCGTCAACATCTGATTTATATGTGTCAACCGGAAGAATACCATGATGATATTTGGTTTGATCTGACCAAGGACAAGCACCCTTTTCTGCTGCTAAATCTGCACTTGCTTTAATCAAATAATATGACCAATGTTGTGCCCATGCATCAATTAATTTTAAGTCTGGATCACTATAGTTTGTATTATGCTTGGCCAACCAATATGCTAAGCTAATAATACCAACTCCAAGCGGGCGACGACCTTCTGTCGCAATTTGTGCTGCAATAATAGGATAATTTTGATAACTCAGCAAATTATCTAAACCGCGTACTGCAAGCTCGCATGCACGTTGCATGTCTTCTGGCTGCTTGAATGCACCCCAATTAATAGCACTTAATGTACACAACGCAATTTCACCTTCTTCGTCATGAATATCATTTAAAGGTTTAGTTGGCAAGTCAATTTCGCAACATAGGTTAGATTGTTTAACAGGTGCTACCTTAGGATCAAACGCACCGTGTGAGTTAGCATGGTCTACATTCATTAGATAAATGCGTCCTGTGTCTTTGCGCTCTTGAACAAACTGCGAAAACAAGTCCATTGCTTTAATACGTTTGCGACGAATATGCGTATTACGTTCTGCACGTTCATATAACTCGCGGAATAAATCTACATCTGCGAAGAATGCATCGTAAACCTCAGGAACATCGTTTGGTGAAAATAGCGTGATATAATCATTGTTCAACAAGCGTTCGTACATAACCTTATTAAACTGTACACCGTAATCCATATGACGTACACGATTATCGTCTGTACCTTTGTTGTTTTTAAGTACCAGCAGATCTTCTACTTCAAGATGCCAAACAGGATAGTATAGTGTAGCAGCGCCATTACGCACACCACCCTGTGAACAAGAGCGTGTTGCTGCTTGAAATAGTTTATAGAACGGAATAACACCCGTGTGATACGCATCGCCCTTGCGAATAGGACTCTTGATAGCGCGAATGCGACCAGCACCTACACCAATGCCTGCTTTCTGTGAAACATACTTAACAATCGAACTGGTAGTTGCATTGATTGAGTCTAACGAGTCGTCTGTTTCAATCAGTACACAACTACTGAATTGACGCTGACTTGTACGCACACCTGCCATAACAGGAGTAGGCAGACTTACTTGATGTGTGGAAATTGCATCATAATAGTCTTTGACCCAGCGCATACGAGTATCTCGTGGATGATCGGCAAATAGTGTAGCAGCAATAAGTGCGTATGCTACTTGTGGTGTTTCATAAATTTGTTTAGTTACACGGTTTTGAACAAGATACTTGCCGCGCATTTGTTCCATAGCAGCATAGGTTAGATGTTCGTCCCGTTCATGTTTAATAAACGAATTAATGTAATCCCATTCTGCGTTGTCATATAATGCAGGAAGCTCTGGATCATACAAGCCAAGTTCTACGTTTTGATCTACTAACTTTCTGATGTGCCAAGGCTTAAAGTTGCCATAGACTTCTTTGCGCAAGTGGTAGCAAATAAGTCTGCCAGCAACATACTGATAATTAGGAGTTTCTTCGCTGATTAGATCTGCTGCTGCTTTGATTAATGTCTCTTGAATATCCGGTGTTGAAATACCTTGATAAAATTGTAAGTGGCTTTTTAATTCTAATTCTGAAGCACTTACACCTGTAATGTTTTCTGTTGCCCAAAATACAACCTTGTGCATTTTTTCAAGGTCAAGAAGTTCCTTGCGTCCGTCACGCTTGGTCACCGTAATATCACTCATTTTTGCCTCTTGTTATTCTAGTGTTATGTTGTCGCTTGATAACGATCTTTTGATTTTGAAACCATCAATTGTATTTCTATTTACTATTTCGTTGGGTATATAATTTAATATGTAGTCATTGTTCACTGCCACAACGTAAAAGTCTTCTAGTTGTAATATGTCAATGGTTTGAATATCTGGATGCTTTAATAGCATTAAAGTATAACAGATTCCCAGGCACTTTGCAAGATCATCATAGATGTCATCTGCCAATAAATCCCAGGGAAGCGGCCATTTTTCATATTCATCCATGTGCAGATAACGATTGGATAATGGAGCACGTTGCCACCAGGTATCTACTTGTATGAGTGCTGGTTCCAGATCAAGAATAACAGATTCAGATCTGAGATTTCTCCATTCAAGCAGGCGATCATCATATCGAGTGGCCCACATTATCTTAAGAATTTAACAACGCTGTAATTTAAATTACAAGTTTGTCCAGTACTGGTAGTAGTATAATTCAGATATAATTTATCTGATACTTGTGAAATAGTAAAAGTCACACCGGTTGTTCCAGACTCAACATAATCCTCGTTATAGATAGGAGTGTTTGATCCGGACTGATCTGGAGCAACAATGATAGTACCAGTGCGTGCTGAACTATCTCTGGTTAATGAATATTCAATTCTGAACCCATAAAGCAAATCAATATCCAGAACTTCATGACTGATAGCCAATGGGGTAGACACATTGTCAGCAAGTGTAGCAATCAATGAGACTGAACGCTCGTAATTTCCATATTTGATGGATTTACCACCGTCAAACGCAATACCGCCCAGATCGTTTAGTTCAATTCTGGGTTGACTCAGATTATCAGTGTCATCTCTGGCAAACATGTCTCCAAAACTGATGTTGTTTACATTGTTGATGTTGATCACTGAAACTGCTGGGTTACCGGCACCGTTGAACTGATTACCAACATCCAGGTACAAATTCATGGAACTCACATTGTTAATTACATTACCAATGTAAATACCCTCGGCAAAAATATCATCAAAAATAGTAGCAAAAATACGCACACCAGTGGGGCCAGAGTTTACAGGCGAAGCACCCAGTGATACTCCGCGGTAATGTACTTGCATTCTGCCATTGCTAAATGTAATGCCTTCACAATTGTAATCGATGTATATGCCATAGGTAGTACCGGTAGTTGTGCATTTATCAAAAATGATATCCTGTGTGACCAGACTGCTGCTGCTAACAATAGTGATGGCAGATGTATTTTCAAAATTGTCTCGAAGTTCGTCTTGTGTCAGCGATCCAGCAAATCTCACGCTGTCAAAGTTACAAGCTATGGATTTTTCTACCAATAAAACATTCATTTGTTCAGTGGTTTCAAAACTCATGGATGAAACTTCAATATACTGCGGACGAGTTGCACCATTAGTAGCAATATTAACACCCGACTGTTGAAGTGAATCCACAGTCCGTACCACATAATCTTCAATGGTACTATCAGGACTGGTATAACGAATAATTGTGCTTTCCTTGCCTTCGCCATAAATTTTGGCATATGATGGAATTAATATTGTTCCAGTGATCAGATATACACCAGCTGGGAAAAACAAACTACGACGTATTTCTTCGTTGTTTTGATTGGTAAACAGTTCGTTAAGAGCACGATTGATTGCATCAGTGTCGTCCACTACACCATCGCCGACTGCTCCAAAGTCTTTAACACTGGCAAAATCATCTAACTTGGATTGGATTGTTCTGGTAACAGGATTTGTTGGTGTTGACCCTGTTTGTACCACCACCACTGCTTTACTATTTGCATCCAAGGGACTTACGACTTCACCCTTGTAAGTATAAGAATTAAAAATGCTTAAAATATCAGAATGTTCGGTTAAGATTTCTGTATTACCAACAATGGGCGCACCATCTACAAGGGTTCCGTTGCCAATGAACAATTTCTGTTCATCTACGGCCCATCCAAGCTCACCGCCTGCAAGTTGTGGTAAATTTTCATATAAACCTTTGCGGTGAGTTATGCGAGAAATTTGAACAATAGCCATGTGTTTATGATCCAGTTAATTTATTATACTATTTATACGAGTTAGGCTTTGCGTCTTGTTCAAATGATCTATGCAAAATTTCTATTTTATCTTTAAACTCGTCCATGGGCAAATCAAATTTCATTCTATTTGCCCAGACACAAGTTATTTGTATATTTCCCTTGATATATCCTTTGGTACTATCAATTCTGTCAACACTTGGAGAGTTTGGAGAATTACGTTCAATAATCATTGGCTGTTTAGATAGCGGACAAATTTTATTTTGTTTTTCATATAGCATTTTAAGATATTCTATTAAAAGAGATTTATCTTGTGTCCACTCTTTTTCAACTTCTTTTTTTTCTTGTCGATTAAGGATTCCGTTTGCTAGTTGCCTCCATTTAAACTCTTCATTAAACTTTTTTTTATAATTATTCTGTTGTATATCGTTCCAGCGATATTGTATCTGTTGATAAATCTTACGAAACTTGTTATAATCATCAAATCTCATCCACGCATACTCGTGTAATTTTTCTGGCAAGTTTTTGATTTCAAGTTTTGCTAATTCTACATCTTTCTTTTTAGGACAGCCTCCAGTAGTAAAACTTCGCATCCACTTTTCCAATGCCATGAAATCATTGTGTGCAATAGATTCAACAAACTCTCCATTTTCTGATTTGTAACTCGAAACTTTTCTTCTCGTTTTTCTATAAAAAGATTTATATTCTGGAGAATGAATTGGCATTATTTTTTCTCCATGTAAAACTGTTCTACTCGTTTCCACCATTCATTACGCCAGTGTTCAAATTCTGAACCTTCAATGATCCATTCCTGATATTCAGGTGGTTTGGTGTAGATTCCTGGTTCTGATTCTGTGGGGCGAACACACATCAGGATGACACCTTTGTTAATTTTAGTGCCATACACTTCGTTGTGTGCTTCTGAGTATGCGGCCAATTGCAAAAAGTAATCTGTGATCCATTCCGTTTTCTTGGGTTTGTTGGATTGTTTGAAGTCCAGAATGGCTGGCGCACCCTGATGCACACCCACACAGTCTGTGGTTCCAGCATAGATGCCTGGAAAATACAGTGGAACTTCCGTACCCCAGAATTCATCTGCATGTATTAGACCTTTGTGAATTACTTCCTGTGCCATGTCGTGGCTGGCCCAACCAAACGGATTGCTTCCTTTGTCTTTGATTTCGCCAGTAAGCACATAGTTTTCCAGATAGGTGTGCATGCGTGTGCCACGATTGGCAGCTTCTGTGGTGATCTGTTGTGCTTTTTCTACACCAACTCTTTTTTTCCACTCCATGAGAGCTTGTTTGGCTTCTGCAGGCTTAGTCTTGTCCAGGATAGTAGTTACTGAAGGAACTCTGCTGCCGTCTGGTGTGGCATATAAACGTTTGCCGTCTACTTGTTCACGAGATAGGTTCTTATAATCGTATCGTTTTATTAATTTAGACATAGTGTTATATTATATAACACTATACAAGATTTGTCAATTATTTTCTTTTGTTTGCTGCACGTTTTGCTGCTTGCTTCATGGTCATTTTAGCATGATCCATGCTCATGTTTTGTGGATTTACTTCTGCTTGTTTTTTGCTTTTGAATGTGATTTTATCGTCGTTCATGTCAGCAATAGCACCAAACTGGCCTGATTGAACTGCTGATTGTAGTGTATCGCGGTCAATGTTAATGCCCATCTTACTAGCCATTTGCATAAAAGCATCTACACTGATTTCGCCTGCTGCGTTTTCATCATCAGCACGACCAACAAAGAACTGAGCTAATGCTGCTAATTCTTCGCCGTCGGCTTCACGGATGATATCGCGGATGTTCATTATTTTAGAAGATTTTGCGCTGTGCGTTCAATTGATTCCCAGGCTTCGTCTTCATCTTCGTCGCTGCTATATGCTACGTTTGTTAACGAATTTGCCATCGTGTGCATACTACCGCCCAGGATATCACCGCCGTGATCTCCGCCAATAGCACCTAAAATATGTCTATGCCAATAATATTCGGCTGCGCGGCGTTCTTCGTCTGGTAGCATTCCTAGAGCTTGATCTGCAAGATTTGCGATCTCATCCATGATGTATTCAAATTCTTGTGGATCAAATTCAACTGCTTCAGTAACAGTTTCTTCTGCCACTGGTTTAGCAACGTTGTTAAAGTTTTGTAAGATAGTGTAGATTTCGTTCATTAGATGCGCTCCCGACCTAAGTTGCTTAGTTCATCGCCTGGCTCTTCTTCAGGCATTTCAGGTTCCATATCCATTTCTGGTTCTGGTGGTAATTCAGCGTCCATATCCATGTCGCCCATGCCCATATCTTCTTCGCC